ACCGCGTTTTAATGATTAACGATGAAGGGATTTATATACAAAGGTTATATAACCATGAGGGCGATTTATTAGTTGATAGCATAACAGGTGATGCTGATATAATACCGAGACAATCCACCGGCGCAGCATGGCCTTTTATACCGTTCGCCTTTGTCGGTGCAATGAATAATGATCCGGTCCCGGACAAATCACCACTTTATGACTTGGCAGAAATTAACATTGCGCATTATCGCAACAGTGCAGATTATGAAGAGTCATGTTTTTTAGTTGGTCAACCGACGCCTGTATTGACCGGGTTAACTCAGTCGTGGGTCAAGGACGTTTTAAAAGGCCAAGTTAGTTTAGGTAGTAGGGCTGCAATTAAGCTACCAGAAAACGGCAATGCCACTTTATTGCAAGCATCCCCTAATCAAATGCCAAGCGAAGGAATGGATCGCAAAGAAAAACAGATGATCGAAATAGGCGCTAAAATTATAACTGATGGTGGCGGTGTCGAAACAGCAGAAGCCGCGCGTATTAGATTTGCTGGTCAAAATAGTAAATTATCTACCATTGTCGGTAACATCATTGAAGCTTACGAGAAGTCGTTAGAGTGGGCCGTTATGTTTGCCGGTGGTGATGAAAATTTTGATATTAAGGTCGAATTAAATACAGAGTTTTATGACAGTAAGCTTGATCCACAATTGCTGATTGCTAAAATTCAATTGCTAGATAGGCAGGTTATATCAATTGCTGATATGAGAAACTATCTACGTAAGACCGGCGATATTGACAGCGACCGAGACGATCAAGATATTGATAACGATATGCGTGAGGTTAATCCGCTTATATGAGCATAGAAAATTCATTCATAAGAAAGCAAATACTTAATCAGCGATTTGTTAGGTCGTTAACTGATACTTACATGATTGAATTAACAAATCTGTTTGAACGTGTTGCAACTAGAATGGAACGAGAGCCTAACAACGAAAGGTTACGGGCAATACGCGCCGATTTAAGCACCGTTATTGTAAACCGTATGGATGAGTTAGGTTTAGAAATTACAGCGGATATGAGGGAGTTTGCTTCGTCAGAATTAGAGTTTACCGCGGATGTTATTAATGCTAATAGTAAAGTATTGTTAAGTGTTCCAGATGTGTCAGTGGTTGAACGTGCGCTAACACTATCAGAATTAGATTTGCCCGTTGGAGCTCAGTCATTAACAATGGCAATGGCGATCACTGAATTTGCAGAGGCTCAAGCAGGTAACATACGCAGAATTATATCAGATGGTATTTTATTGGGCGATGATATTAGATCCATGAGTCGAGCAGTTAGAGCGTTGTCTGAGGGTAGAAGTCGAGCACAAGCCGAGGCATTAACTAGGACACTTGTTAATCATACTTCAGCGCAAGCGCATAAGGTATTTTTAGAAGAAAATGCAAGCGCTTTTGACGGTGATGAATGGGTTGCTGTGTTAGATAGTCGAACAACATTAATTTGCGGTGGGCGTGATGGTACAGTATACCCAATAGGGAAAGGCCCATATCCACCGGCCCATTGGAATTGCAGATCCTTACGTATTCCAGTATTGAGTAAACAATTTGAAGCGGCAACACAAAAAAGCAATCGCAAAGACTTTGACACTTGGTTAAAAGGTCAAGACGCAGAATTTCAAGACGAGTATTTTAGTCAGTTTGCAAATGGGAAAGAAAAATCAGCGCTATTTAGACGCGGCGGTTTAGACATACAAAGATTTCGAGATGAAACAGGTAAAAACTATTCGTTGGATCAATTGCGCGGTTTATATCCCGTTGCGTTTGATAAAGCGAATTTAACTAAAAAGCCAACGGGCTTATAATTAACAGTGGTCTGTGATCACAAAGGTAGAAAACAGTGTTTAGATTAAATCAGTTATTACGTGCAGCAAATGAAAATGGCGGCGATGATGGTGGCGGGGCTGGCGGTGAAGGTGGCGATGGAGGAGCAGCGCCGGACCTAGCGGCATTGCAAGCTCAGATTGCAGACCTCACAAAACAGAATGATTCAATGCGCAATAAAAATACAGAATTGTTAGGCGAAACCAAGCGAGCTAAAGACTTGCGCCGTGAAGCAGACGCAAAAGCGATTCGTGAAGCAGACGAGAAAGCACGTAAAGCTGGTGATTTTGAACAGCTACATAAATCTAGCGAGTTAGAGCGCGAGCGTTTGAATGGTGAACTAACAACATTGCGTGGCGGTATTGCTAGTCGTGAAGAAAAAAACAGCGCAATGCGAATAGCCGGATTGCTAGCAGACGGTGTTAACGCTGAACTTTTGAGCGACTATATTGCGAAACGCTTGAAATATAGCGACGATAGTATTAAAGTGTTAGACAATAACGGAAGCTTGACAGTGTCAACGCTTCAACAATTACAAGACGAATTTAGTAACGACCCTAGATTTAAGTCGTTGCTAAAAGGATCACAAGCAAGTGGTGGCAGTGCCTCCGGCGGTGGTACAGGTAGTACAACCGACAAAGTAATGACGCGATCAGAGTTTGACAATGTAAACGCCGGCAAAAAATCCGAGTTTATAAAGTCAGGCGGTAAAGTGGTCGACTAACCAATAATTTTACTTTTACGAGGTGCCTATCATGGCCAACACATTAACAAATCTAGTACCCGATCTATATTCAGCGCTTGACGTAGTCAGCAGAGAGTTAGTTGGTTTTATTCCATCAGTTACGCTTGATTCAGATGTTGAACGCGCAGCAGTTGGTCAAACAGTTCGATCATTCGTTGCGCCAGCTTCAACAGCAACCAACGTAACGCCAGGTGTTACACCTCCAGACGACGGCGACCAAGTGATCGGTAACAAGTTTATGACGATCACAAAATCGCGCCGTGTGCCGGTTCGTTATAATGGCGAAGAGCAGCGAGGGCTAAATAGTGGTCCCGGTTACAATTCAATTTTACAAAATCAATTTGCGCAAGCAATGCGTACATTGTCTAATGAGATGGAAAGTGATCTTGCATCTTTATACACCACAACTTCACGCGCGTTCGGTACAGCGGGAACCACACCGTTTGCCTCTGATTTATCAGACACCGCAGAAGTGCGTAAAATCTTAGTTGATAACGGCGCACCGATTAGCGACCTTCAACTTGTAATGAACACAACTGCAGGCGCTAAAATGCGTACACTTACTCAGCTTACTAAAGCGAATGAAGCTGCAGACACTACACTGTTGCGTCAAGGTGTTTTGCTCGACGTGCATGGTATGGCTATCCGCGAATCAGCACAAACCAAAACACACGTAAAAGGAACTGCTAACGGTTCTTATGTTACTAACGGTACTTTTGCGGTTGGTGCGACCACAATTGCAGTTGATACTGGCGCCGGAACCATTTTAGCCGGTGATGTGATAACCTTTGCTGGTGATACTAACAAATACGTCGTTGATACAGCACTAGCATCAGGTTCGCTTGTTATTGGACTACCTGGCTTACGTCAACCATTGGCCGACGGTGTGGCCGTTACAATTGGTGCAGCTTACTCAGCAAATGCCGCGTTCAGCCGTTCAGCTATTGTTTTAGCTAACCGATTACCTGCAAGACCCGAAGAAGGCGACCAAGCCGAAGATGTTATGTCAGTTGTTGATCCTCGCTCTGGTATAACTTTTGAAGTGGCATTGTATAAGCAATACCGCCAAGTTCAATATGAAATATCAGCGGCTTGGGGTGTAAAGAACTTTAAGACAGAACACACCGCAACATTGCTAGGTTAATAAAGCCTAATAAACGCTAATCAAAAGCCGCCAATACCGGCGGTTTTTTTCTTAAAGGTTTAAAGCAAATGTCTGATATATTAAAAACTGTTAAAATCAAAACTGAAACCAAACGAGGTTTTGCAATTATTAATCAAAGCGATTTTAAGGCAGCAGAACATGAATTATATGAAGAAAAAGCCAAAGCCAAAACCACAAAAGCCAAAACCGCAAAAGCCACGGTAAAGTAAAAAATTAGTGCTTTATAATTTAGGTGAGAGCTAATGACAATCATAGTAGAAAACGGAACAATCGTAACAGACGCAAACAGTTATGTTAGTGATGCCGAATACGTCGCATATGCTTCACAGAGAAGTTATTCAATTGGAACTGATGCAGATACACGCGAAAACGAGTTAATCAAGGCTATGGACTATTTAGAGCAGTATCGCTTTAGATTTAAAGGTCTAAAGGTTAGCGGCGGTCAATCTTTGCAATGGCCTCGTTATGGTGTTTATTTAGACAGCTTTCAATTAGACAGCAACTTAATACCTAGAGAACTAAAACGCTCACAAATGGAACTGGCTATTTTATCAATCGCTTCTGATTTAGCGCCAAGCGGGAATTTAGAAAACGTACAGAGTCAATCGCTTGGTGAATTATCAATAAGCTACTACAGCGGCGGTACCTATAAAAGTTTGCAGCATGACAATGTTGATCAATACTTGGATTGCCTTTTAATCAACAACGGCAACGTAATGTCGGTCAGGGTTTAACATGGCAGTTACCCGCGCAGTATTCAAAACATTAGCAAAAAACTTTACTGATAATGTATTTGCAGATTTTACTAAACAATTCACGATCCAAAATTATGCTGTTCTTCCAGACGGACAAGGCGGCCAAAAAATAACTTGGTCAACGTTTGCAATTGTTAGAGGTTTTGTAAAAGATACTGATGGAATGCAACGTACAAAAGACGGCTATATTAAGAGCGAATACAAAACAAAGTTTAGTTTTGAATATGTCGACGGAGTAACTAATAAAATGCGAATATTATATAAGGACAATATATATAATATTGATAGCAACATACCTATATTTGAAGCCGATGTATTTATTAATATCATGGCAAAAGAAGAGGTCGCGACGTAATGGCTAGTGTAAAAATACAAGGCCTCAAGCAAGTATTAAGAGATATTAGCGACGACGTTAAAGGTTATAACCAAGCGGTTGACTTAGGCGTGTTGGTCACAGCTAATGAAATAAGACGTCATGCTGTATTGAGCATTGATGATCAATCAAACGGTGAACCTCGAAACGCCAGCAAAAGAGACAATCATATAATAAGCAAAGAAGGCCAAGCACCTAACACTGATTTAGGTGGTTTAGTTGGCAGCATTAAAGTTTCACACATAACAGGTAGCGACGAGGCAATAGTGTTTAGTAATTTAGATTATGCAGCCTACCTTGAATTTATACTTGATCGGCCTTGGTTAGAACCCGCTATGATAGCAAAAGCCGATCAATTAAAACCTAACATTGAATCGCAAATGCTAAAAATACGAGGTCTTAAATGAATGATGTGTTTTTGCAAATATTCAATCGTTTAACCATCGATTTAAACCCGGTGCTGGTATATGACTACATACCACAAGACATAAAAGACGATGATTACCCGTACACACAAATTGGATCAATTGACACTGTAAACGACGACACAGACAGCGAAACAGGTTTTGAAGCATCGGTTCAGGTTACGAGCTATTCGAGATACAGAGGTTTAAAAGAAATTAATCAGTTATCAGGTTTTATTTATCAGTCTTTAAACCACTGGCGTATATTGAACACTGCAAAACATTCAATTGGTGACATTACACAAATTAGTCAAACGACTATAGTGGCACCCGATGGATTAACACGTATTAGTGTACAATCATTTAGATTGTATTTTGAACCATTGTAAGCAATAATTAATTTAATATTAAAATGAGGGTTATACCATGAGTGCAGGCAGAGGTTTATTAAATCGCGATGTGACAATGACAGTCGGATCGGTGACGCTATTGGGCGTCGTGACTAAAGACGTTTCAATTACAAACAGTGCAATTGAAGTTACAGACGACCAAAGCGGCGGTTTTCGAGAGCTATTAGCAAAAGGCGGTGTAAAAGCGCTTGATTTGTCTATTGGTGGTGACGTCAAAAACTATGAGCTATGCAAGACCATGTTTGCCACAACGCAAATGGTCGAGTGTGTAATTGATTTAGGCGACGGCGCAAGCACAGAAAGTACTCTAACTTTTTATGCTTTATTGTCAGAGTTTAGTTTTGGCGGTTCAGCAAACGAGAAAAACGAATACAGTGCTTCGCTAATGTCTAGCGGTGCAATAGTGTTCTCGGCAGGTACTTAATTTATGTATGGCGGCAGAATTAGAACGACATTAACTTTACAATATGAGGACGAGATCCGTGATCTTAAAGTTACCTTTGACTTGATAGATCGGGTTCGTTCAAAAGTTCCTTGGGAAAAGTTAGCAATCGATTTATCGAAAGATGAACCGGAGCCTAACTT